GACTGACCATCTGCTGAGAGTTGTCCAACCATGGATACCGAATTTCTCTCGACTGGCTCAGTACCCGCGACATCGGGGAAGGTACCAGGGGTTGAAGGTTCAGTGAATTACACTGACCCTGCTACCTCTGCTGCCCTGGGACAGGAGGGTTTGAAGGAGCGGGCCACCTGCGGGGGTCAAATTGTAACTGCGCTCAAAATGGTATGGTGTTGGTTCCTGGCACCATTTCAAGCCCTGATGTGGGGCTTGAAGAAGGTTTTCTTCCCTTTCATTCTAGCATTTAGGTTGCTCAGACGCATGGTGCGTGTCGCTCGTCAAGCGTTGCGTGCTACCAAAGAGTGGATTCTTGACACCGGTATGATACTCAAGGCTGCGACTAACAGGCGTATGAGAGCTTTCATTGTCGCCGTCCTTGTGTATCTTACGGTGATGCTGGGGATGTTTGGGCTAGTGGTTGGGGTTGTTGGCCTCTTCTGTTGGGTGATGTGTTATGTACCTGCTGACGCCAGGTACTACATACGGTTGTTTGAGTCACTGAGCCGCGCTTGGGAAGATGCCCTTGATGCCAAGGAATTATCTGAAGATCTCAAGTTTGAGCCCGTCAAGGCTAAGAAGAGGAGCAAATTCGCCTGCAAATTGGCCATTAGGGCCATATCACGTGTTGGCATGTTGTCTCCCACCAAGGCTAACGCATTGGTGTACCAGAAGGTGCTTCTTGATGACATGCAATCATTGCATGTTAGGATGTCTGACCGGGTTCGTGTGCTTCCATTGGCCATTGCGGCGTGTCTCGACCGGCCCGAAGAGGTGCAGAAAGTGGAGAGGTGTATTCAGCACCTCTGCACTTTATCTGGGAACCACTAGGGGTGCCTAGTAGTCCGGGAGGGTGTCGATACCGCCATTGACCGAACCCAGTTCAATTTGGGTTCTGTGAAGGGCGTGACCGACACCGAGGTTCTCTCGGTAACTGCTGGGTACACCGGGAAGGGGAAACGAACTTGGTACTCGTTCAACTCCCCAGTGTCAACATATGAGTATCTTGTGCACAACTCATCATTGCGCAACGTGGTTCGTGGCCTCGTTGAGAGAGTCTTTTGTGTTGTGGACAAATCCGGGGAACTAGTACGCCCCCCCAAACCAGAGCCGGGCGTTTACACCACGAAATTGGGGGAAATTGGTCGACAGCTGAGTAAGACTGTAGGTTTCTGCCACCATTGGACGAGGCAACAGTTTGTTGAATCCTACAATGGTCCGCGAAGGGAATCATATGGTCGAGCTGCGGCGACACTGGATTCTGAGCCATTGACAGTACGTGATTCTTACCTGAGCACGTTTGTCAAGGCAGAGAAGATCAATTGCACCCTCAAACCCGACCCCGCCCCTAGGGTCATCCAACCCCGGGGGCAGAGATACAATATCGAGGTCGGGAGGTATCTCAAACCGCTAGAGCCTCTCCTGATGAAGGCCATTGATAAACTGTGGGGCTCCCCCACTGCTATCAAGGGATATACTGTTGAGAGGGTCGGCGACATTCTGTACAAGAAAAGCCAGAAATTTACCAAACCAGTATACGTTGGGTTAGACGCCAGTCGGTTCGACCAACACTGTTCGGTTGAAGCTCTTCGATGGGAACATTCGGTGTACAACGAAATCTTTCGTTGCCCATACCTCGCTGAGCTCCTGGAGTGGCAGTTGACGAATCGCGGCACAGCCTTTACCGCGGATGGCAAGGTCAAATACCGCGTGTCTGGTTGTCGGATGTCTGGAGACATGAACACATCTATGGGGAATTATTTGATTATGTCCAGTCTGTGCTATGCATATCTTAAGGAGATTGGGGTTCGGGCTGAATTGATGAATTGCGGGGATGATTGCGTGCTCATCTTGGAGCACTCTGACCTCGCAAGACTCAGCAGTCTGCCCGGCTGGTTCCTTAAGATGGGGTACACAATGAAAGTGGAAAAACCCGTGTACTGCATGGAACAGGTGGAGTTCTGCCAAATGCACCCCGTATGGAGTTCGCGCGGATGGGTGATGGTCCGTAGGCCCGATACAGTACTCACGAAGGACTGTTGTGTCGTTCGAGGGGGTATGACTCCAGTGAAACTCGAGCAGTGGCTGGGGGCACAACGTGATGGGGGGGCAGCGCTTGCCGGGGATATCCCGGTGTTGTCAACCTTCTACAAGTGCTTCCCTGAATGTCACTCTGACATGGAGTCAGACTATGCTGCACCTCACAAATTCAGGGCTGGACAGCAGTGTGGCAGCATTTCGAGTGAGACGAGGTACTCGTTCTGGCTTGCATTCGGGCTTTTGCCCGATGAGCAAGTGGCTCTGGAGGAGGAGCTAGCCAGATTCAGGTTCACTACCCGCATAGGCGAGCGTCGTGGGCCTGAGACCTCACTCCTCGACTTCTGCTGTAGATAACTGACCATTATCGACAAACATGAGGAAGAAGATTAAGGGAGTGGGCTCTGCCACGCGGAAATTGTCTTCGGACATTAAACAGGCAGGGGCCATAGTCAACAAGCTGGACAAAGCGCTCAATGGAGTCGTTCTCGGCTCCAAACTTGGACAGCGTCTGGCTGTTGGTTCCCAGGTGGTGACAGCGGGGATGGATTACTTTGGCTCCATGATGGAGTCTTTCGGAGATGCGGGTGTGCATCCAGGAGCCGGCAACTCCCTAGTGGCAGGTGTGGCCAATGGCATGATCGTCCGATCTACTAAGCCTAGGTTGCGCAACGCTAAGGGGGTTGTGCGGATCATGCACAAGGAGTTAGTTGGAACAGTCACTGGTACTAACAGTACCAACATCCTAGTCAACAATGGACTGCTAGTGGATACCACCACTGGGCAATCCAACTTCTATGTCAACGCCATGAATGCCCTTGCATTCCCATGGTTATCACAGATCGCAGCCAGTTATGACATGTACCGGTTTAAGCGGATACGCCTGGTCTATGTTCCCCTTTGCCCGACGTCGAATTCCGGGAGAGTTACTCTAGCTTATGATCAGGACAGCTCCGACGCTGTCCCGGCGAACAAGGCAGAGATCTCCAACATGGAATGTTACACTGAGGGACCTGTATGGGGAGTGGCCTCGCTAGACCTGCGGTTATCGGACACGAATAAGTGGTATTACGGGGAGGTGCTCAACAATACATCTACCCCCGGGAGCTATCTTAACCAGGGACAATTCTTTTGGGCCACTACCTCCGGTTCCACAGGGACACAGGGGGAGGTATATGCGCTGTATGATGTAGAGTTGAAGTCCCCGCAGGCTGCTGTGTCAGCTTACGGGGTAGCCCACGTGACAGGTACTACGGTGCTTAACGACCTAACCCCCTCTTGTGGGGTGGCGTTGAATGCACCCACTGGCGTCACGGTGGGGGTGACCTTCTTGCAGCCTGGCACCTATATGGTTCAGCTAGAGCTCAAGGATGCAACCGCTATGGGAACCCCCTCATTGTCCAACGTTACGACTGTCGATGAGACTTGGAGTGTCCAAACCACCCCTCTACCCAACCAAATCTCCCGAACTGAGATCCTAACCGCTAATACCTCTGGGGCTACATGGACCTTACCCGGGAATACCGGTCTCACTGCCTATGATATCATCGTCTCGCGTGCCCCCGCCAGGGTGCCCCCGGGTGGATGGTACAGTATATAACCCATGTTTGTCAGGGGTGAAGAAGCTGACCACTTCATGTCGATCGTTTCACTTGACGGTGAGCTTGACTTCACTCCTTATCAGCGCACGTCTTCATTAGTTCATTTGAGCCACAAGAGCAAGCGCGGTCATATATCCCTGGGCCCTTCATCTTTTTCTGAGAAATGGAGGGTGCCGAAGAATGGGTTTTACACCCCAACCGATGTCAATCTTGTCATCACGCCACATATTTCCGAGAAAGCTGGTGTGACGGCAGTGGTAAAACTACTAGACGAATCCGACATGAGCCCCAGCCGTGTGTTGTTCCAGTCGAAGGAATTCAATCTCGGCCATGGGTTAACGTTGGAGGGTTCACAGTTGCCATTTTGCCTTCCGGTGGGGGAATATCCTATAGCATTCGAGGTCACGGTGTTTCGGTCACAGTTTCTGGGCACGCGGACGATGTTCACAACATCGCTCGAGTGGCGAATGATGTGGTCGCCAACCCCGTTATCCAGGGTAAAATCTGTGTTCGCGGTTGCAAATCAACCAGCTCTTGAGGCCGAGTCTTCTTTCAGGAAAATTAAAACAAGAGATACCAATTCCAGTGGGCCTAGGGCTCGCCCTCCCGTTAAGGCTGTCAAATATGCTACCGAGGAAGTGGGTGGTACGAGCGTTGGTTTGGTCACCAACGATTGCGTAGGCACCTCCGCGGTAGTACGTAGTAAACAACCTAAGCGAATGGGTGAGTGTCCGGGTGCGGCTCCCTAACCGGTTCACCGGTGGGCTATTAAGGGGATGCCGTGAATCAACC